ACGGGTATACCGACATATATCGACGGCGAAGGAAGAGTTTGCAGAGTGGCCACAGGTTCCGGCCCAGTCTCATGGTCAGATAACTGGCAAGAAGATGGCATATGGGACTTGAATGGCAACGTCTACGAGTGGCAAGGTGGATACAGGACGGTCGACGGGGAAATCCAGATCATACCCGACAACAATGCAGCCATGCAGATAAACCAAAACCCTGATAGCACGCTCTGGAAGGCAATTATGCCGGACGGTTCGCTGGTGGCTCCGGGTACACCCGGGACACTGAAGTGGGACTACCTTGCGGCACCAACGACAGGCGGGGCTTTTAGACTGAACACCGTGATCCAGTACCCTCAAACAGACGATACTCCGTATGGTGCAGTCAGCTTCGCATCGCTAACGGCAGCCGAAGGCGTGAATGTTCCGGAGCTCTTGAAAGTTCTCTGTCTATTTCCTAACGAGCCGGGCGGCAACTATGGAGGCGACTCGATATATATGAGGAACAACGGAGAGCGGCTCGCGTATCGTGGCGGCAACTGGGCCTACACGTCGAGCGCTGGTGTGTTCTGCGTGGACGGCAGCTACCCTCGGTCGGGCGTCAGCACGGGCATCGGCTTCCGCTCCGCTTACATTCCGGGGATCTGAGATCTGCCAATCTGAAAATCTGACAAGGGCGTCCCACCAAAGGACGCCCTTCCATATTTGAGGTGAACACATGGCCGATTTTATACTACAACAGCGAATAAACCGCATGATCCTGAAATCGACGCCCCGCATCATGAACATGAAAAAGCCCGAGAAGTTCGTCCTCGGTGCTGCGATCCGGGAAAGCGAATACAAGATCCTGCGGCTCACTATACTCGGGAACAAGACAAGAGACAGCAAAAGACCGTACCAGATGGAGATCGACGCAGAGCTCGAAGTTCTACGGGCCTATATTGATATAGCAGTCGCACCAGAGGCACGGCTTATTTCCACAGGTGTGCATGAGGAATGGTCGAAGGAAATCAACGAGATCGGCCGCCTCCTCGGCAAGTGGATAAAATCCACTAAATAGCACCTGCGGGGGGATGCGCCGAATAAAATCGAGCGGCTCGCGTATCGTGGCGGCAACTGGAACAACACGTCGAACGCTGGTGTGTTCTGCATGAACGGCAACAACCCTCGGTCGAACGTCAACACGAACATCGGCTTCCGCTCCGCTCTGGCCTGAATGTTAGAAGCCTAACGCTCAAGGGCGAAGGACAACGCCAAGGCCAAAGGGGCGCATCTCCCTACCTCCTGAGTAAACAGGGGGCAAAAGATTAAATTGCCATGAAGGCAGGCGTGCCGGGAGACCGGACTCGGAAGCTACCAACCCAAAAGCAGCCTCCGGGTATTGCCACGCATGGCGTCAATATTGCGAGGGAGACAGATGGCAAAAATATCGAACATTTACAAGGACATTTACAGCTGGGACAACCTCTACAACGCGTACAGAGAGGCAGCTCGCGGCAAATGGTTCAGGGATGACGTGGCGCGCTTTACGGCGCACCTCGAGGAGAACCTGATCCAGCTCCAGAATGAGCTCATGTGGCACACCTACAAGGTCGGCCGGTACCGCGAGTTCTATGTCTACGAACCCAAAAAGCGCCTAATTATGGCGCTACAATTTAGGGATCGCGTCGTGCAGTGGGCTATATACCGGCAAATCAACCACCTATTTGACAAACAATTCATTTACGACTCTTACGGCTGCCGGGAAGGCAAGGGAACTCACCGGGCAGCTGACCGCCTTCAATACTGGATGCGGGCAGTCGACAGAAAGCCGGGCGAATGGTATTACCTGAAGCTCGACATCAGCAAATATTTTTACCGTGTAGATCACCGGACACTCATGGACATCCTGCGCCGAAAGATTGACGACGAGGATCTCCTCTGGCTGCTCGGTACGATCATTAACTGCGAACACACGGCCTTCGGCCTGCCGCTGGGCCTGAGCCCTGACGAATGTGACAAGGCTGACAGGCTCATGGAGGTCGGGATGCCGATCGGCAACCTGACGAGCCAACTGTTCGCAAATATCTACCTCAACGAGCTCGACCAATTTGCGAAGCACGAGCTCCGGATCCGGTATTATATCAGGTACATGGATGACGTGATCATCCTGCACCCCGACAAGAAATATCTGCACGAGGTAAAGGACAGGATCGAAGTATTCCTCAACGAGGAGCTCAGACTTCACCTGAACAACAAGACGGCCATCCGGAAAGTAAAGACCGGCATCGAGTTCGTCGGCTTCAGGATATTTCCGACGCATCGGAAATACAAGAAGAAATCGCTGCGCAAGCTCATGAGCCGCCTCAAATATGTGGCCAAGGAGTACGCAGCTGGCCGCATGAGCCTCGAGAAGGTCAACGCCACCGTCCAGTCCTATTATGGAGCCATGCAGCACTTCAACAGCTACGGCCTGCGCCGTAAATTGTCACAAACTGTGGTGTTCAAAAGAACAACACCAGAAATGGAGGGATCCGACGATGCACAAAACTGAAGGAGGTGGCAGCCTATGGCCGACATAAGCACAGTCATCGCGGTCGTGGGCTGCGCTCTATCTCTCGCCGGCTTCTACATAGGCCGAGCGACAGCTCACAGAACCGAGGGAAAGGAGGCCGGCAGTCTGGCGACTGACTTGAAATACATCAAGGAAAGCGTCGAACGTATCGAGACACGCCTGAACGATGACGTCAAGCGCCTCGAGGGCAGGATCGACGAGCTCAGCAACCAGCTGGTCACTATTGCAGGAACAGCAGCCAAGGGCTACGAGTCCGCGAAGATGGAACACAACCGGCTCAACGAGCACCTCGAAAGAGACCACGGGCAAACCGTTGTCAGGACACGAAGTTCATCAAACGATTAAAAGGAGGAAATGAGAATGATCGACATTACCCCAATAGTCAACGCGGTGATCGCTATCATCGCAGCAGTGGCCACGGCCTTTTTGGTTCCGTGGATCAAAAGCAAGACCACAGAACAACAGCGCAAAGAGATCGGCGCATGGGTGAAGATCGCAGTCGCAGCAGCCGAGCAGCTCTACAAGGGCGCGGGCCGTGGCGCTGAGAAAAAGGCATACGTCCTCGAGTTCCTGAAGAAAAACGGCTTCACCATCGACATGGATGCCATTGACGCCATGATCGAGGCGGCCGTTCAGCAGCTCAACAGTGAGGTCGGCCTTATTATTGAGTAACGGAGGCGAACGACATGAGCAGGAAGCGCAAAGGCGCAAGGAAAAAGAAGATTGAGTTCTCCAAGGTCATATTCGTCGGAATATCAGCGGTCACCATATCGGTGGCCGTTTTTGCTTGCGTGATGATCTGGAGAACCAGGGATCTCTCCCCTCTGGCCTACCTGATCCCCTCTGTCTTTGCAGAGCTGGCGACAGCCACCGGCTTCTATTACCGGAAGGCACAGAAGGAAAATGAGATCAAGCTGCCCCAGTATTTAGCAGGACAGCAAGAAGATCCAGAAGCTACGACTGGAGAACTCCAGAACGAAACCTTCAACAGATAGGAGGAAAACGTCATGAAAATATGTATTGACCCCGGGCACGGGCAGTATGGGAACCCGGGCGTAACAAAACCATACTACGAAGGGACGCAAATGTTCAAACTCGCCCAGCTGCAAAAGGCTGAGCTTGAGAAGTACGAGAACACAACCGTCGTCATCACCAGAAAGAAGATCACAGACGATCCAAGCCTCGCAGCAAGGGGCCAGATGGCCGCTGGCTTCGATCTGTTCCTGAGTGACCACAGCAACGCACCCGGAGACGGTGCCGCAAATTATAACGCCATCACCGGGACGACCGTGCTGGACTCAGTAACAAGACCCAATAAGACGCTGGCCACCGCCCTCGGCGAAACTGTGGCCAAGGTCATGGGCCACCACTTCAGGGGCATCACATACAAGAAAAACGACTCCGGAACAGACTGGTATGGAGTCTTGAGAAGTGCCATAGCAGCAGGCTGCAAGAGCGCGCTCCTGATCGAGCACGGCTTCCACACCAACCCAAAGGACTGCGGCTTTTTGCTTCAGGATGCAAACCTTGAGAAATTGGCAAAGGCTGAGGTAGACGTCATCGCTGCGCACTATGGCCTAAAACTCAAAGGATCCACCAAGCAGCCAGAGACTCCGACAGCTGGCAGTCATCCGATCATGGGAAAGGCTACGGCCACCGCAGCACAGGCCAAGACATGGGCCAAGAACAACGGAGCGACCTCTTTATTCATTGAGCTGGCTGACACCTTCTGGAGGATCGCACAGGTCGCTGGCGTCAATCCGGTCGTCGCATATGCACAGAGCGCCAAAGAAACCGGGTACGGACATTTCAAGGGCGTGCTGGATGCCAGCTTTATGAACCCATGCGGCCTCAAGACAACGGCCGGCGGTGCGAACAATGACCCGAACGCTCACAAGCGCTTCAGTTCATGGGAGGAAGGCATC